GGTAAGAAAACCGGAAGTTTTCGAGGAAAGGATAAAGGCGAATACGTTTGACGGTATAGTAGGTGAATGGCTTAAGTTGAACGGTAAGGATGATGCCTATAGAGAATCGATAAAGGATTTGGTTACGGATAAGTTTCAGCTTGAGAGGAATATTTTCAAGGGAAAGATTAAGTCTGTTGTGGTGGATAACTTTGGTTCAGTAGATAGAGTAGCTTATAAGATAGTGAATGGCTTTATTTATGTATCAGGAAGTAGCGATACAATGGATAGTAACGGAAGCGGGAAGACAAGCGTTTTCGGCGAGGCTCCGTATTGGTGCTTATTTGATGAGACTACGAAAGGTGTAAGTGGTGATTCAGTTATTCGTGATACTCCTGAGCTACAGCCTGATTGCAAAGTAGAGCTTGTGCTAGCTGATGGAGATACAGAGATAAAGATATCGAGAACAAGGAAGAAAGGCTTATTGGTTATTCGTAATGGCGAAGAACTTGTTGGAGGATTACGCCAAGCCGATAGACAGAAATATCTTGAGACATTGCTTGGTATTGATAAGACAATGTTTCTTGCATCTTGTTACTTTAGTCAGAAGAATTTGATAACACTTACAGGCTTAGGTGATGCAGAAAAAACTGGAATGATAACTGACTTACTTGGTTTCGAAGCCTATGATGATTTGTATGGTGGGGTAACGACAAAGATAAAGGTAAAAGAGAATGAGCTGTCCGCCCTTACGCAATCAGAGGCGTTAAGATTAGAAAATGAGCTAAAGATAATTGAAAGTAGCGAAAAGTTAATGGAAAAAAGGATAGATGAATTAAAGGATTCGTTGATTAACGTCGAGGAAAGGCTTATCACTAAAAAGAAATCGCTTAATGAGCAATTGCGGGAAGATAAGTCGCCTATAAATGTAGATGAAGTACGAAAAGAAATAGATGAATGCCTAACTACAGTAGCTAGCTTAGAGAAGGAAGAGGAAACATGCCAAGCTTGCATAGGTGAAAAGGAAGAAGGATTGAATATTGTTTATAGCGAACAGACAAAAATTGCTAATGGCTTGCACGCTGTAAAGGTGGAACGAACATCACTTGATAGGGCGGTAGAGATGCTTAGAATGCAGATAGCTAAGGTTAGTGGTGCAAAGATAGATGGACGTTGTGAGAATTGTGGAGCAGAGATAACAGAAGCAAATAAGCAAGCTTTCATTAAAGAGAAGGAAGAAGAAATAGCTAAGCATAGAAAAAGTATATCCGATTATGAGGTACAGATTAATGCTATAGAAGAAGCACTTACTCAAGTAAAGACTGCCTTTACTGATTTGCAGAAAGTTATAGCTGAGATTAAAGAGCTTAAAGCTAAATATAGAAGAGACATTGAGGTATTTCGTAGAAAGAAAGATAATCTTACGAAAGCATTGCAGGAAGAGGAGCTTAGAAGCACTAAGATAGAACAGATAAAGAAAGAGCTTAGTGAGCAGATAGCTGAGTATTTGAAGGATATAGAAGGATACGAGATAAGCATAGTAGATGCGGTTAAGGAAAAGAAGGAACTCCAGCCTAAGAAGGAAGAGATAAAGATTGCGATAGCTGATATCACCAGGAAGGTTGCTTCATTGGCAAAAGATATAGAGCAGCTAAACTTTTGGAAGACGGCCTTTTCGTCTAAGGGAATACGTGGCTTATTGTTGGATAGGTTCTGTAATGAGATAAATGACTTTGCTAATAAGTACCTCTCGATAGTTAGTGATGGTACAATGAGTATGGTAATGACGCCCACAAAGACTTTAAAGTCCGGTGAGGAAAGAAATAAGATTGGCTTGGATATCTTTGTTGGAGATAAACTTAAAAGCTATATTCAGTTAAGCGGCGGAGAACAGAAGAGATGTGAGATATCGATATGTTTAGGGTTAAACAGATGGATAGCGACGAGGTACAATATTCCGCATGGATTGTTTGGCATAATGGTTATTGATGAGTTATTTAGCCATATAGACGCTGGGGGCGCTGATTCTATAGCACAGTTACTACATGAAGAAAGCGCGAATAGGTCTTTAATAGTGATTGAGCATAATGCTGGATTGGCTTCATATGCGGATTTGATACTTAGAGTTGTTAAGGAGAATGGGGTATCGAGGTTGGAGGTTGGGTGAGAGACTTTATGCGTACTTTAAGAAGTGGACAAAGAGGTGAAGGGATGAACCGAAAAAAGATTGAGGAAGCGATTAAGTTCCAAGAACTAGAGTTAAGAGTCGCCAGTTGTGGGACGGATTGTCCGTCTTGCCAAAAAAGAAAAGACATAATCATCCTCGCCAAAAACTGTCTGCGGTTGGATGAGTTAGCCGCCAATGGTAAAATGGTTAGGCTTAATGATGTTAAAAAACTGTTGGAGATAAAGGAGGTGAGGAAATGAATAAAACGGTATCGCTTGAAACTGCGAAGTTGTTGGTAGAGAAGGGGATTGTGTTGGAAACTACAGAATATTGTTATGCGATATGTGCTATTCAATCATCAACAGAATATGGATGTGGAGAGTTAGTATTGATGACTCATATATCAAAGGAGTCTAAAGAAAGAATAGAAAATTATCCCGCCCCCGACATCCCAGAGCTGTTGGCGGAGTTGAGTAATAAAGATATTTTAGATTATGTTAATCAGCAAGAGTTTTTTGACCAAACAATGGGAGAATATATAAACTTATTGCGAAATCCAGACAGACTTGCCCAAGCGTTGATATGGGTGAGGAGTAAAGCGGAGGTGAAGTGATGAAGGAAAACTTTAGAACTGATTTAATTAAGTTGTTGAATAGATATTCAATTGAAAACGAATGCGATATGCCCGATTTCTTGTTAGCTGATTTGTTAATTGGAACTATTAAAGCTATTGGGAAACCGATTAAAAAAACATTAGATTGGCACGGTTGTGATTCAGTCTGTCATCCTAAAGTAAAAGTCAAAAGCGAGGTGAAGTAATGAGCAAGATTGAGGGTATACTTGGAGAATTAGCAGGTGAAGCAAGTCTATGCTGGAATCCTAGACCTAAAGGAGTATTTGATTCCACTCAAGCTAGTGTTGCGGTTAATAGAGCTAAGTCTAAATTGGGTAAAATAATCCTAGTGGAAGATTTGCCGAGTGTAGCCGAAATGGCTAGAAAATTAGGGAGAATAGTGTTTGAAAAAGAAACAGGAGCGGTAATTATGCCGTATTCACAATGTAAAAGAATAGCCCAAGCAATTCACAAACTGATGATGAGTAAAGTGGAGGTGAAGGGATGAAAACCTGCAAAGGCTGTAAATATAGCAAAACCGTTCTCATGTATGTTTGCTCTATCCTTGGCGTAGAAGATAGACGTGTTTCAGGGATTAGGTGTAAGGGATGGAAGAAGAAAGCGAAGGTGAAGGGATGAAAGTATTTGACGTAGATACTGTAGGTTGGTGTATAGATGTATATTCAGTCGTTGCAGAGGATATGGCAACTGCAGAAAAGTTGTTTTTAAAAGAACATCCTACTTCTACAATAAGAAAAATAACATTACATTCTGATTGTGTTATAGTCCAAGTTGGGGGTGAAAAATGAGCCTTGAAAGTTTAATGCCGAAGGAAAGAGATGATTCCGATTGTGCTTGTGTTAGTCTTACCGAAAGATGCGGCTGTCATAAAGATACTTACAACCAAGCCCTCACCTACTGCCTTGCCTCTTTAAAAGGAAAAGTCATCGCGCTTGAGGATTTGCCGAACGTTGAGGAAATAACGCAAATTATAAGTAAACATATACCGTGTATGAATACAGAATATAAGTTGAGGTTAGTTCAAGCCATCAGGGCGTTGATTGAGCGTAAAGCGGAGGTGAAGGGTGGGTAAATGTAGAATTTGCAAAAATGAAATAAATCTAACTGTCGCAGGTTTACCTGTTGACTTATGTTGGGGTTGTATTGATAAAATAAGTATAGAGAAGATTCTTGATAAAGCAGTGCAGGATACTTTATTAAAATGTCCGCCAAGGTGTGAATTACCTAAGCTAATTGAAGGTGTAGCTACATCAGAGGTTAAAAAATGACTATCGTAGGAATTGACCCAGGACATCATGGGGCTATAGTAAGTATAGTAGCTACTGATGAAGCATCGGGTTGCTTTTATCGTATTCAAGATATGCCGATTAAGGACATAAAGGTAAGTAAGAAGATTAGGTCTGATTATGATTTGAATGCTATAGAGAAGTTGATAAATTGTTGGGTATTAGAGAATGCTATTGTGTTTATTGAGAAAGCTCAACCGAAGCCACCCCCGTTTGGAAAAAGATTCGGTTTAGCCACCAGCAGTATTTCAAACTTTCAATCAGGGTATTGTCGAGGATTATTTAGAATGGGGCTGAAGGTAGCTAATGTTCGTTGCATTGAAGTACTTCCTAAAGAGTGGCAGAAGCACTTTGGAATAGTAAAGCCTAAAGATAAAGAGCAGAGAAAGTTATATGATACAAAGAAAGAGTCGTATAAGGTAGCATCAAAGCTATTTCCGAAGGCTGAATTGACTACGCCTATTAAGGAGTTCAAGACTGGAAGGAAGGTTGGTGGTAAGATACTTGATGGACGAGCAGATGCCTTATTGATTGGTGTTTGGGGATTGAATTATTTAAAAAGAGAAGGCGAGTGCAAAGAAAATAAAGTGGGATTATAGTATGAATTTATGCGAATGCGGTTGTGGTAAAGAGACGACTATTATGCGAGATAGTAATGCTACGTTAGGGTATGTGAAAGGTGCATATCATCGTTTTGTACTTGGGCACAGGGACCCGACTTTGTCTATTTGGAATAAAGGACTAACAGCTGACATGGATAAAAGAATTAAGAGGGCAAGTGAGGAGACCAAAAAGAAAATGATTTTGGCTCATAAGAAAAGATTTGAAAAAGGTGCTGTAGGTTCTATGAAAGGAAAGACGGGTTATTGGAAAGGAAGAAAACGTCCGGAAGAGTTTAGAATAAAGAGCGCCTTGTTTGTAAAGAAGTTATGGGAGAATACGGGCTACAGAGCACATATGCGTAATGCCCATTTGGGAAAGAAGAATAAGTATAAAGGAAAATCTCTTGAAGAAATTTACGGTGCTAGAGCTGGGACTATTAGAGCTAATATGTCTCTTAGTTCTAAGAAGGCACATGCTAATCCTAAAAATTATCAAAACGTTGTTGTAGGAACAAGTAGAAAAGGATATTTTTGGTCGGATAAGAATAATTGTGACATTTTTTACGCTTCTAGTTACGAGTTAACTGTTTGTATGATACTAGAGAAAGACGGTTCTGTGGTAAGATGGGGCCGTTGCCATTATAGAATAATGTACGTAGTGGAGGGTGTGGATAGGAGTTATGCTCCTGACTTCTTTGTTGAGTATAAAGACGGGGTGAAAAAGATTATTGAATCTAAGTCCATTTGGGAATTTACGTATCCTGAGAGAAGAAAAGTGATAGAGTGCAAGAAAGAGGCAGCAATTAAGTTTTGTCTTCAGCATAGTATGATTTACGAGATTTGGACAGAGACTTTTTTATTTGAGAAAGAGAAGAGTACTTTAAGCTTAGGTGACCAGGAGAAAGTGATGAGTATAAGAAATAATTTAGAGAAGGAAGCAGAGAATTCACCCAAGAAAGAAGAAGTAGAGAAAGTATAAAGATAGATTCGTTCATTGGCTGAGAGTTGAAAACAGATGGACATATTTATGAGAAATAATGTCCGATTTAGAAAAGTTCAAGACCCTGGAAAAGATTAAGCTGTCTTACCTAAGACACCGTGGGAATGTCCTTGAGGTGTCCGCCGAATTAGGCCTACCATTAGACTTCATTAAAAAGAGCATTGGTAAGATTAAGGGGCAAGAGAAGAGGGATGTCTCTGTGCTTATTGCCAATACTTTGATGCAGCATATCTTGTTGGGGCATGATTCAAGAGTGCACTATTTGATGGATATACTGCGTTCGACTGCTGATAGGAAGCAGATAGAGCTATCAGTCTGCTGTGATATGCCGGTTACTACCCAGGAAGGAAGAACTATTTGTGCAAAATGTACAAAAGAAGCTATAGTTAAGAAGATAGATAAGACTTCGATTTACGAAATAATCCAAAAGACACTTGAATTATTACGGCTTGAAGATGAATACCTTGTAAATGTTGCAGAGAAAATGGGATATACGAATAAGGTTGAAGTAGCGCAACAACCTACAATTAGCTTAAAGCAGAACTTTATTAACTTTGGAACAAAGGAAGCCCCTCAGATTATAGATGTGCAGAAGTTAGGAGGATTGGAAGCTGAGAAAGTGATAAAGGAGTTGGAAGCGATAGCTCAAGGAGGACAAGATGGACACAGTGCAGGAACGTCAATCGAAGGGACTTTGCCCCCTATGCAAGGAACCTCTACCGAAGGAAGTGGAGATAGTAAATGATAGAAAGTATGGTGAGGTGAAGGTTTGTAGAAAGCACACTAAAGTGAAGGAGGAAGAAGATGTGTGAGTCGAAGTGCATTGAATGTGGCACAGAGTTAAAAGATATTGATTTAAGAAAAGTGGTTAATGGCACAATAGATGTGCCATTTGTTTGTTCTCATTGTGGTTCGATTAAGTTTCCTTTTGAACCTACGAGGGATGTAGTATTTTTGTTGAGAGAACCAGCACCTGAAGTGTCGAAAGGTGGTATTTACTTAATAGAGGAAACGAACTTCGTTGGAGGAGGCCCAAGGACGTATTTACGAGGGAATAGCGCAAGAGTATTAGCTATTGGCCCAGGTTTTTATAATCCTAAAGGAGGATTTATTCCTACTGAATTGCAGGTAGGACAGATAGTCCACTTCAACGTTAAGGTTCCGTGGCACATTGACCTTAAAGGGGATGATGGTAAAGAGTACCACGTGGTTTATTGTGGAGAAAAAGACGTATGGTTAAAGAGAGATAATGAAGAAAAATCCCAAAGATAAAGGCTTTCAGAGCTATATAGATTATTTTTATCAATTGCATTATGCCGAAAAGCCTGTAGACATAATTACGTTTTTGAAAGAGGACGAGTTTATAGGCAGGTCAACGAATAACCTAGCTACTGTGTACGAAGGTTGGCTAGACGTAATGAAGGAGATATTTCGAAATGATTCGAAGTATCTCGTTGTTTTGACTGGAGCTATAGGAATTGGTAAGACAACGATAGCTGACTACTGCCTGGCATACGTATTGTATAGGCATATGAATTTAAAGTCACCTTGGGGGTATTACGAGAAATCCCCGCTTGGAAAGATGGCTGTATCGTTCTTTAGCCTTACGCGGTCTTTATCTGCGTCAAAGGGTTATAGGACATTGATGAACATAATTAGTAGAAGCCCCTGGTTTATAAATCATGGTGCTAGAGTAAGGAACACCCTTGAAACAGACGTTGATATTCCCTTATTTGAGTGGGCACTTTCATCGCCGAGCTCCAAAGGCTTTGGGGTCCAGAGCAAAGATGTGATAACAGCGATGCTTGATGAGGTTGATGACCCGATGTCTTCACTTGGTCAAAAGAAAAGAGTTGTGGCTGCTTACGATGCTACAGTAAGGCGATTTGAATCTCGCTTTGTCTTTAAAGGTTCGAGTCTTGGAAGACTGTTCTTAATATCTTCTAAGACTGACGAGCTTGCATTTTTGGAAACATTTATTGAAGAGATGAAGAGTTCCAACAAAGTGCTAGTATTTGATAAAGCGCAATGGGAGATATTTCCAAAGAAAAGATACTCTGGAAAAAGATTCTCTGTGTTAGTAGGAGATGCTTATTTGCCCTCGAGAATAATCGGCTCAGAAGAAGAAAAGATTACGTTAGTAAGGGCAGGAAAAACTCTTAAAGAGATACCGGAAGAATTACGTTTTGATTTTGAGAAGGACGTAGTGGGAAGCTTGAGAGATTATGCGGGGATAAGTGTATTAGGAACAAGAAGATATAAGCTGTTTCCGTCTGAAAAGTTTATTATAGAATGTTTTGATAAGACAAAACCAGACCCGGTAGTTGTGAATACTTTGTTGGTAGGACTGGAAGGAGATGTGCCTTGGATAAAGAGTTTAAACCTAAGTGCGATACGCATGCCATTAAGCATTCCGAGATGCATGCATTTGGATATATCGTTCTCGGGAGATGCGATGGCTTTATCTTCGGCAGGAATAAAGCGCTGGACAGAGGTGCAGGTTCAGACTGAAGAAGGCACGTTTAAGTCTGAGATACTTCCGGTAATAGAGACTGATTTTATTCTAAGGATTAAAGCAAGGGAAGGAGATAGAATACCTTTGCATATGATGCGTAAGTTTGTGCTTGATTTAAAGTCTGCTGGAATGAAGATACAGTTGTTTACAGCAGATTTGCGGTTAGCATCAGAGGATACAATGCAGCTGCTAACGAAAGCTGGGATATCGTCGGAGTATTTTTCTTTGG